CTTCAAGTTCAACTTCTTCTGGTATGTGAGATTTTGCTCCTTTGTTTTTTAAATACCACGCGAGAGAATATGGATTATCAATTTCTTTTTTCTTTTTCATTGCTTTTACCGTTCCTTCCCAGCCTGGTGGTGCTTTTTCTTTAACTTCAAGATCGGGTTTACCTGTCTCTGGATTATAGACAAATGTTTTGGTTTTCAATCTTGCTTGTTTCTTCGTATCAGCATGTACTTTTTTCGCAAAACCACTAGCCCATGTTTCTTTCATCCTGTTATATGTCTGTTTATCCATATCTCCCTCGTAATTTTCTTTGAGAATTAATGCGTCATTTTTCCAATCAGTTTCCAAGAAAGTCAGGAATGATTCTTGCAATTCCTCGTCAGTACCATAAAATATCTTTTCTTCCTTAATCAACCAAAGTGCAGCGGCATAAGATGCCAACCTACTCTTACCAAATGGAACCTTCTCCATCAATCTTTTGAGTTTCCAGACCAACCGATGCATTATAGTATAGGATTCTTTTTCTTCAGAAGTCTTTAATGTTCTTTTCTTCTTGAGTATTTTTCCATTGTCGCCTATAACTCCCAATTTAAAGGCATCGGTTTTTTCCCAAGGAGTAGTAAGTATTCGCAAAAATTTATATATAAAATATAAGTTTACTGCTCCACCAATTATTCCCTCTTTTAACTCCGCCATTTTTAAACCTTTATTGTTCTGAGTCTGGTAACAATTCCTTCATCCAAGATAATGTTCGTTGATTTTATTTCGTTTCCTCTAATCGATTCTATTTTCTCTGGCATTCGATCCAAGAAGATTAAGAAAGTTTTCAGCATCGGCCAAAAATGTTCTTCAATTTTATAGAATAATATACGTGTGCCCGACTGCACCGGAAAAACATTATAATATACAATGAGATGATTCAGTATCAGTCTTTCTTTCAATTGGCCATCATTTTTGTATATATTGAAGAGTCTTTTGATATACTTAATCTTTTTTAAGTCGTCATAAAACTCTTCGATTCCTGTACATTGTACATTATTATATTCTTTCATTGCATATATGAGAAAATTATCCTCATTTAAATCATCAAATCTCATTTTTTATCTGATTCAATACTTTCAATTATATTATCAGTTCCTTCTTTTTTTGCCAGTTCTGATATATCAATTTCTTCATTTTCATCAATTTCTGGGTCAATCATTTCCAGAAAATGATTGATGGTGTGCAATGCACCTGCTGTCATTGCCAATTGTTGTAAAGTACTTTCTCTTTCTAAATTAAGAGCATTCAATTTTTCATTTAATGCAGCCCTATCTCTTTCAAGTTTGTCTCTTTCCTGTCGAAATTCGTCTGCTGTTACTACGTCACTCATAATATACTCCTGTCAAAAAAAAGAGTAGGCCAAAAGACCTACTCTTTGGTTTACATAAAATTATGCAATAGTTGGTCCGGCGCCAGGTGTTCCCGGCCCACCATGTCCAATTAATTGCCATCCAGATGAACCAATCCATATCAGAATAGCAGAATCTCCAGCGTCAGCGAATGTAAGAGTTGTTCCATCATTCATAGTTGCAGGTGTAAGTACTGCATCTCCACCATCAGTAATGAATACGATGATTTTGATTTGACCCTGAGTACCATTAGCTAATGTTAGTGCAATTCCAGCACTGGAAGCTACCGTGGTCAGAGTGGTTGTAATACTCACAGCACCCGCAGCAGTCAATGCTTGAGGTGTGTCAGAGAAACCAATCCAGCCCGGAATCTTGTTAAAAACATTTGCGTTTGTGATTTTCTTGTTAGTGGGACTTCCACTTGGATCATCGACAACGTGAAAAAGGTCATCTACGCTCAATGCAGTAGATGCATTAAGAGCGGTAATTTTCTTATCGGCCATATTTTTCTCCTACGGCTATGTGGCGGGACTCGCCACCGTTAAGGAATGTACGCTAAAACTCCGTATTCTACGAAAGGGAATGTTCTAGACGTATCTCCTGTAAAAATCTATTAGGATACTTCTCCTAATAGTGTACCAAAATTGTGTTGCCTCATTAATTCTCTAAGGTCTTCATCAGTGAGGTCTTTATTCTGAATTTCATCCCAAATCTCTGCAGCATCTCTTCGTTGTAAGCGAAGTTCTTCAAGACGTTTTATAATTGTAGACTCTTTTTGGGCCTCCGGCTTTGGGGCAGGAGGCGTCAAAACTTCTACTTCTACTACTTCTTCAACTAGAGGTTGGTCTTCAAGCAACTCTTGCACTTCCCAAAGTAGCTGTTTTTTACTATGTCGCCTGTCCAACTCTACACCTAACTCTTTACGAGCATATGCTTCAAGTTGTTTTTTGGACATTTTTCCCAAATCAGCCATCATATTCTCCAATCAATTAATTATTATGCTGCTACTGTATATGTAATTGCAGTCAAACCTGAAAGTACTAATGATGCTGCCTGTGCAGTACCACCTCGTACTGTATCAGAAATTGTTCCACTATTGAGTGCAACATTTGATCCACCTATTGTCAGAATATCGGTTACAGAGAAGGCTAAACTTGTAGCTCTAAATCGTTTCCTGTTTGCAGTTGAACCAGTTGCAGTATAGGTAAGTGTATAGTTACCCTGACCAGCACTAGACTGATTACCATTAGCAATCACAAGTTGTGGTGATCCAGCAACAGTAATGCCCTCATCCCATGTAATTTCAACCGCCATTACCCCTCCGCTAACGACAGCGGTCAGATCAGTAGTTGCAGTTGTCCCTATAACAAATCTCATATTTGTAACGGTTGGTGCTCTCAAACCAGTAGTATCTGTTGCACCAGCTAGTCCACCAATTGCAACTAAAACTTCTAGATCTGCACTTGCGTTATCATTTCCTGTAGCTGCCCCATTCTGCATTACCCATCCAGCTTGTGTAGCATAGCTATCTGCTCTAGAATAATCTGAATTCTCATCTGTGGTCAAAAACTTGGGTTTGTTTGTTGCCGATGCATGAGCTGTTCCCCATAAAGGCATGTTATTCTCCTATTAAAAAGTTGTTATTATAGTATATTTAGTTTAAACCATGTTTCGTTAAATCCGTAAGGTCATAATAATGCATGATTTCTTCTTCGCTTTCTNGTAGTGCGTCCTTCGCACCTTGTAATTTCTGTTGAACATCTGGAAGATATTTAAATTTTTCCATTATTTTATCAATCTGCATTAACCGTTCTTTAACCAATTCTAATTTTGGTTCATATTTTTGGGTTGTCATCCGTTTGCACTCCTTGCATGAATAGACCTCTTGGTTTATGAGTAGATATGGCCTTGCCAACTAAATCAACAAGCGGATTCACTTCTGGTTCTACCGTTTCATCATTTTCAATCTGTACTTCCGGCTTTTCTTCATCGTCTTTTTCTGTTGGTTTTACATTTACAATATTATGAACTATATTTGCAACATTTCTCATTTTTTCTGACTCTGATTTAGTATCAAAGTAATCGTCATTTTTTTCCATTATAACATATCTCCGCCTTGGATTTCTATTTCTGCACGGTATTCGTTTGCAAACTCAACAGCAACCGACTTCCGCAGTTCTTTTGGGAACATGGTTTTTACATCTCCCCCATAAGCTTTTACATATTTTTTGGCACCATTATCAACCAAATACATCCATAGTTTCGGTGCTTTGAGGTGATCGTACGTACCTTTTTTCATTTTTCGTTGAATATTCTTAATGATAGGAACTATTTGTTGTCTGTATAAATCCCTATCATTTTCTATAGATAGTTTCAACTCGACAGCCGCTTCACGGTCATAAGATTCATTCATTTTATTTCGAATTCCTTTGATCTTATCATATGCAGACTCAATTCCTTCTCCGACAACCTTCGGAACCTTTTTACCTTTGAAGGATTTCTTCAATGCATCTTCAGCTTTCTTTACTTCTTTTTTCTTAACAGTAACTTCTTTATCTGAAATCTCAGATGCAATAATACCCACATCATCCAGTGCCATTACAATTTGGAGTTCTACGGTTTCTCCGAGTTCAACTTCTTCTTTTCTGATTTTATCAAAATATGGCATAATGTTCTTATACATCCAATCATTGTCTTTGGCTGAAGTACCACCTTGTTTTTTATTCCGTTTCAAAATTTCTTCAACCTTTTTTACTTCGGCTGAAGTACCAAA